GGGCGTGCGACAGTTGGAGCAGGACAGGTAAGTGCCTAGCATATGTATGTGTCCGCATCCAGGTGCGTACATTAGGAGTCTCCTCTCTTGGGTATAGGCTCACGGCTCTCACGCTCAAGCAGGACACCGAATGTATCCGTGGCCTCATCTGCGGCCATTGCGAAATGTGTAGGCACCCAACCCGTCTTGGCGAGGACGTTCAGGTTGCTGGTGACATCCTTCCGTTCTCCGTTGACTATTGTGTACTCCTTCATCTCAGTCTCTCCTCTCAGGTACACACGCCGATGTACAAGGCCCGTCGTGACTGCCTACTTCACACCTTGGGTCTGGTTGAGTTTGTTCACATATACTGTCCTCTGTGGCAGTATCCGCCATATACTGTTCAAGATCAGCCGAAGGCTCTACTACGTAGCCTACAGGTCCATCGTCCAGCCCGCAGGCTGCTAGGAACCACTTACGGTTGAAGCCACCTTCGTACTCATGCAATCCTTCGCCCGCATAGAAAATAGAGTGTTCAACATCACACGTTCGGCAGAAGGGCGGGTTGTCGGCGGCGAAGAGGTCAATGAAGCTCTTAGCTACCCAAGCAAGCCATTGCATCCGCTCCCGCTCGTTGTCCACCCTTGCCGCTGTTGTATGGTAGGACAGGACACGGGCCACGTCCTCGTAATGCTCCTTGGTGTACCTACTCACGGTACGCCTCGATTGGCAACTCAGGGAACCAGCGGTTGGCCTGCTTGCGGCTCAGCTTGCAGCCGCGCCTTATAGTCCACTCCACGCAGTCCTCGCTCCTCATGCCATCGTCTGCTCCTATGTAGGCAGCCCAATCAGCGATGGCGCCTTCGACAGCCGCAATGCAGATGCCTGCACCGTTGGCGTTCCAGTAGGAGTAGTTGAGGACGCGGAGGTGCTCCACTCCTCGAATGTATGGCAGACCTAGGCTTGGCTGAGAGGGAGGACGCTCAGGGTCCTCGGTCATCATCTCGCGGTCCTGTTCGACATCGCGCCGATGGTCAGCCTCTTGCTGCGCCTGCTCGGCATCGTACCGAGCGGCCTCCTCGGAGGCAATGGCGTCTTCGGGTCCTGGTCCTTTTGTATGTGATTTCTCACAAGGCATGATTAACCTCCTCGTCAATGATTATTAGGTGTGCTCGATGTCCGCCGAACACCCTAGTCCCTTTCAGGCGGTATGAACCACTCGGCTACGGTGTCCCGGGCCTCATCGATGCCGGCCATGTAGCACTCACAGTCATCGAGGTGAGCGTCGAATAGCTCATCGCCGAGTAGACGGCCAAGCCTATCATGTAGCCACACTATTAGCCTGTGCATCAGTGACACCCTCCTCTATGACCAGGCGAGGCGGGCACCTCGTCTCGGCGCCCTTCGTCGTAATACTCCTTGTGCCGCATGAACACACCGTACCCGTCCACTGGACACGCCTCGTCGGGCTCACCGGGCTGGCAGATGCAGTGAGGTACATATAGGTCCTTCCATTGAAGCCCCTCTGCGACCTCGTACCTACCAGACTCGGCCAGGTAGACATACCGAGTCCCACAGGTCCCGCATGGAGGGTACGGCTGTGCCGGGCCAAGGTGGCGGCGTTGAGGAGCGTATGGTTCTATCCGGGTCCCGTCTTCAGGGCAGAACATCAGCGATTCCTCGTCTCCGACGACGGGACTGGGTGACTGAGGGCCATGCCCCCCTTCTGCGCCATATCATCGGCCTTGGACTCGTATTGGGCCGCATCACCACCATCACCGTCACGCCGTCTACTAATGGCGCGAATCTCAAGGCGCAGTGCCTCAAGCATACAGCCGAGGCCGTACATCTGCTCCTCCTTGACTATGTCAGGCTCTTGCATCCGCTTCTCCTCTCTACTAAACCGTCCAACTCCACCACCGAGGAATGTATGGCAAATAACAGGCGGGCCTCGCAACACCGAACTCTGAAGGCGTTGACTATGGGCCTCGGTGATGGAGTAGGCAGGTCTAGTCCTCAAACAGCTTCACCTCGACTCCCTTCTTCCTTGCTATCCCTATCATGTTCGCTGTACCTCGGCTCCGCCTAATGTCATTATGGAACGCAAGCACGAGGTTGGGCCTTGCATCCAGCATCCACTTGTTCCGTATTGCGCCAGCGGCTCGGCCGAACTGCTCCCACTCAGCAGGGTACACCCTGACCTCAAGACCCATCCGTACGCCGAGCACACCGGCTATGGTATCGGCTCCCTTGGCAGCGCCGTGTATGATGACGGTATCTGATGGTAGCCGCTCCAACTCTCGCTTAATTGCGGCCCAACCTATCCAGTGCCTGTCACCGCACACTATGACCTTCAACTAATGCCTACCTCCATCCTTTGCGCCACAAGTACCTATGGCAGCTAGAACAGTAGCCACCGAACCTCTTGCGCCCATGACCACTATTGCATAACCAGTTGCGGCAGGACATGACTACTCCCTCGACGTGTCCAACGCCATGACGGTGACGCTGATGGCGTGCGGGGGACCACCTGGGAACGCCGTCTGCTGCACGTACAGGGTGGTAACTGGCGGGTTCTCCTCGGCAGTCTCGTCGGCATCGTAGCGGTACGTCCGCTTCGTTGGCCTAGTGAACACGAGGGTCACTGTGATAATCTCAGGCATCGCTGCCTCCTTTCGGCTAGTTCCTCTGCTGCTCCACTTTGGAGGCCAGCAGTATCCTCATGGCTTGGTTGCGCCGCTCCCTGCCGAGCCCACGCAGTAGCTTCTGCAACTCTTTGTAGGTCATACTTACTCCTAGTGGATTGCTCCTACTAGGCTAAGGAAGACTCCGGCCAGAGCGCCAACCCCGACGACCGCCAAGAGAAATATCTGCCACTTCAGGCTAATATCCTTCGCGCTCATACCGCCCTCTCCTTGTGGCACCATTCGCGTATCATCTCGGCCAGCTCCGCGATGCCCTTTGACTTGACCGTGAGCATCTCCGTGTTGTTCAGTTTGCGGCCGCCATCAGCCTCGAAGAACTCCCGAACCACGGATACTGAGCCCTTGCCTTCGCAAGACATTGTACCGTCCTCCTACTACTCCGTCCGGTGCCGGCCCCAACGCCAAGGGGGTGCAAGACGTTAGGGCCAACGCTGGAGGGACTAGGCCGCAAAGAGAGGACGTGTAGCGTTGCGGTAGGTGATCGGGTGGATCACCGCGAGATGATTTCGCCTGCACTTGCACCGTCCCCAGTAACAACCTGTTTTGGGGTCTAGCTCTACTGATATGAGGCGCCCAGTCCATGCACACTTGACCTTTGCCATCGTGTCTTCCCTCCTGTTACTAAACCGTCCAGTGCTGCCACCGAGTACCCGTCCGAGGCTCCACTCACCACAACTACCAGGGCTCGGCAGCAGCGCGGGAAGGTCTAGCCCACCCAGTCACCGTGCTTCGGTGCCTAGACGCTTCACTGTTTGGATAGCCTCGTCTTGGCTATTGCAGGGTATCAATGCCACCTGCGAAAGGTAAGGCTCAGCTACCCAGGCAGAAGGCGTCTTATACACCCTACCTAGGTACCTGCCATTTGGTCCTTCAACTCTTTCCATTGACTCGACTCCCCTCTAATCCTCGGTCTTAGTGTCGGGTTCACAGACCTCACAAGCTGAGGCCACAAACTCCGTCCTCACCTCACCGTGACGGTCTAGCTCCTGTCGAACCTCGTCCCAGTTGAGTTGTATCACCTTTGGCTTGGAATGGCCACACCGGCAGGTGAGCGTCATGGTAGGTGGGTAGTTCTCCTCAACCCACATTATGCTGGCGTTGAGGTCATCTCGCACCTTGTCGTACTCAGCTAACTTGGCTCGGTATTCCTCAGTCTGCATCACTTAGTATCACCTCCTCACACTGATACTGATGATTAGGTGCTGCGCAGTAGTGCGGTTGCCCTACAACGCTCACAGGCTTGGCGGGTACGAGGTGTAAAGCTGACAGCGGACGTAAGTGCTCCTACTCTCGCCGTACCTGCCTTTATCATCTTTGTGATATGCTCGTGATCGGCACAGTCGAGGCACTGAACGTGCCTGACTCCGCCTACGAACAGTTCTAGAAACTTCTTCATCGTGCTGCTATCTCCTCTCTACTGTTCGGCTCAGCGCCGCCACCAAGGAACCACGGTGCGCAGCCATGTTCGGCATCCTAGGCACTGCAAGTACCGCCTCAGCAGCGGCGCTCAACCGACCAGCCTCATGACATCCTCTCCAATCTTCTACGGAGGCGCTGTTGAGGAGTCAGCAACGTGTCCGCTAGCTGTGCATCTATGAATTGGCGTAAGCCATGTGTATCCTCTGTCTGAGGGTAGCTTGCTAGCTGTTGCCTCGTGCGCCGAAGGCGAGCAGTAGCCCGTTGCCAATCTTCGTCCTCCCAGAGGCGTCCCGCGGTCAGTTTACTCACACTACAGCCTCAACTAGGCGCGAACGTCACCATGAACACGACCACTGCCGTCACGAACACTATGTAACCGATTGCGTTCAGCATTACCTTACCTGCCTCTTCTCCGGCATGATGGACACCGAATCGCCAGCGCCCACACCGGCATTGTACGCTCCGCCATGCACGTAGAACCTGCGCCCGTTCCGCAAACTCGGGTAGCGCTCGGTGATGAAGTCGGTGTTCTCCTCGTCGAACGTCACAACCAATGCACGGACGTTCTCCGAGACGCCATCATCGTCCGCTCGTTGCTGCCTGAGGCGCTCGTCGAGTCTCTGCATGACGCCTCGAATGAAACTCTCCCGCCAATCATTCCTACTGACCCCGTCCGTCCGACCAAGGAACTCCCTTGCGTCCCAATCGGTGCTCGCAAGACCTGAGATTTGCCCTATCAGCCACAAGGACAACTGGTGGACAACCTTGACGTTGTAAGACCTTCCAATGATGGACAACTGGCCCGTGTGCAGGATTACGACCCGACAGTAGTTGTTGCTACCTATCACCGACACCAGTGTCGGTATCCAGCGTTGCCTTGTCAGCCCATCAAACAGGAACTCCTCAACGCCGCCACCTTGGCCGTCTCCCTCAACATCAGCCATCTCTAGGCCATGCTTGAGTAGGAGTGTGTGAGCCCGCTCCATAGCGAGACTTGCTTCGGCCTCGGTAGCTCCACCATCCTGAGCCAGACGTAGCAAGGCCTGGAGCCGCTCCATGACCTTATCGTCTACGTCCATTGTACCGCCATCCTCTTGCCATCCTTTCTGCTGGCCGTGCCCGACCATACTCACACGGCTCTCAGCGACCTACATATACATTATACACTAGGTAGCGTGACGTTGTCAAGCGTTTTTATGTCAAGCTGAGTAGCAATTATGTTCTGACTGAGTACCCGTGCATCTGCATACGCACTTGTACCATACCCTGCAACCGCGCATTGGATAACACGGATTAGCAATTGACCCAACCGCGCGCAACCTCATCATATACTTTTAGCGCTAAGTTTAGCCTACAACAAGTGCTTGACACGTGCCCCACGATTTGATAAGGTGACTATGGTAGTCGTACATTAACAACGAGTCCCAATGCGGTGCCGAGCCAATTTGGGAGCGCACAATAGAACGGACACCCCCACAAGTGGGGATTGTTACGTTCGGAAAGCGAGAACACAGATGGCCGAGGAAATTACGACTCCAACAGCGGAGTCTATCAACGCCGATATCGAGCGCTTGACTGGTGATCTAGTAGAGGCTCAGCAAGCGCACAGCGACGCCCTGGAGACGCTGGAAAAGGGGCGCAAGAGCGCCAGTATCGAGGAGCTACTCGCACTGGCCGAAGGTGTTCGCACCGCCAGCACTGGGGTAGAGAAGGCTGAGAGCGCAATCGCAGTAGCGCGCAAGGGGCTGGACCGCATCGAATGGGAGAGCAAGACGGCCGCACTACGCGAGGTCTTGACGCCCATAGGTAGCACCGTCCGCGAGATGGTCATGACCAATGGCGGCACGTTCGACGAGTTCAAGGTGACTGGGCTGGTAATCACAGTGTCCAATATCGGCCAGCCCGACATGGAAACGAGCGTCAAGCCAACAGGCCCGGACATCCCGAAGCCACCCGGCGGCGTCAAGCGTGGTGGCGGCGGTGGCGGCAAGCGAGCAAGCCATAGCGTCACGGAGAATGGGACGCTAATGACGCCACGCGAATACGTCGCGGCCCACGGCGAGGACAGCACGGATATCATCCGGGCATACCTGGGCGGCGACACAAGTCACAAGGTCAACCTGACGCATGAAGCGGAGCGCATCGCCAAGAAGCTAGGCCACCAGTTCAGCTAGGGCGCTGAGCGCCTTATCAATTAGCACTTAGACAGCAATAACCCCGGGTAGTACAAATGTGCGACTACCGCCCGGGGTTTTGTTGCGGGCTGTGCCGCTTGACATAACGTTGGTGGTGCTAATACCCTCCGCGCTGCGAATAGAGATAGTATGCCTCGTGGTGATGCTAACAGCCGAAGTAAGTAGACCCTAACACTCACTCTCAGGCACCCCATGCCCCCCTTGCATAGGTTTGCATAGCCTTGGAGCTTAGGCATCGGGCGCGACCCTGTATAGGCTGGGTAACCCTCACTACGATATTTTTGCAAAATTACAGGATAGACCACCGTAGTGAGCTGGTGGACTGCGGGCTATAGGATGGGCGAACCGTGGATGGAGAGCTACGGGCGGAATAGAAGTATCGCCGCGCCCACGATTGCCGCGTAGAGCAGGAGTAAGCCGTAGTTCCTCCGCAGCAGCCAGCCGAATGTGTACAAGGTACCAGCAGTTACCGCCGTCAGCCACAGCGCTACGGGAGTGAGCCAGATTAGGTTAAGTAGGTTCATAGTAGCCTCCTAGTCTATACCGATGCCCTTGTAGAAGTATGTCTGAGGGTACGCCGCGAACCTATGGACCGCAAGGCAGTATTTGCATACAGCGGGGTAGGCACCATCCTTCGGCAGTGGCGCTACCATCCAGCAGTGGCGGTTGTTAGGCGACTTCGGGCAGTACAGTCGCTCCTCGGTGACAACCTTACCAGACATGACTACCGCCTAGCTTCAACTTGGCAGTAACGGCCTCTTGGGCCTCCTTGCTGCGACGTATGAGGTTAGGGTTAAGTGCACCGCCAAGTGCCGTAATCTTCTCAGATGTGACCGTGATGCGCCCCGTGAGCATCTTTATGCGGTCCACGTCATCCGTCTCCAGCAGCAGCCTCATCAATCGTGCACTTGTCCGGGTCAGATGTCGGCGCTGCTTCTTATTGGGGTCCGACAATTGCATACCAGTACCCTCTGGTCGGCCACCCTTCTCTTTGACCCTTGTGCCGTATCTTAGGTCCGCCAAGATAAGCCACTTGGCAAGGCATGTAAAGTGTACCCGCACGGCCTTGTACTTAGTCTTGCCTACCTTGGACTTGCCGAATGTCATCACCACCGTCACGTAGCGCTCGCCCTTGAGTATCTCATCTGGGCACTGTTCGCACGGCCCGGTCTTAGCCTTTGCGGTTACTCTAACTCGGACTGATGGCGGCATAATACTGACCTCCTAACTGGGTGTACACTCTACGAGTAGTAGTATATCACAGGGGGTCACTTTTGTCAATGGCTGACATGTATAAGCGGATTAGCATATCCAACTGACTCCCCCATACTTACTACTACTTAGTAGTCTACACGGCTTTATGGGGTCACTTGTGCTACGGTGGTCTAAAATCGTGATACCAGTGCATACAACTATGTACTAATACCTACCCATGCACACGAATATCGCTTGACACGACTACCGCAGTATGGTATAATAGACAGTGGAGGGATAAATGCTGGAAAACTGCGGCGCAGCTCACGGACCCGGGCCCTCAAAGTGCTCCTGTAGAAGAATTAAAGGGCACCCTGGCGAGCATGTTGACGAGCATGGGAGCCGTTGGCCATACACCGCGGCGGAGTTACTTGAAGGGCGAGGTCCCGATAATGGGTAGCGAGACCGATAGCACCGGGGTCACCGTTGTTGAGCCGCTAACGGCCGACGACATCGACATCGACCCGGATGACCTTAGTGCGATAGCCGAGGCGCGGATACCGCTCAGCCAGAACCCGCGGAAGGCGGAATACCTGAGCAATCGAGCCGTAGGGTTCACCATCAGGGAGGCGCTAGCGCTATCTGAGGTCACACAGACCACCCTGAACAGGTGGCGACGTGAGGACCACGAGTTCCTACAGTTCGAGCAGGAGCGGCTGGCCTTCCTCCATCGGACCATTTCTAGCGACATCATGCGGATGAAATGGCTCCGCAACTTCTTCCTAGTTCTGAGGCGCGATTCCCGCATACTGTACAAGTCGGCCTTCAACTTCGAGGGGCTGACCGAGAACGAGCGCTCCTATTTGCACCTCATTCGTAAGCACTACACACCGCAGGACCTGCTAGCCCTAGAGAAGGCCTTGGAGCCCGAACATGGTGAGCGAGCCAGGATAGAGGTCGATAAGGCCGTCTTCATTGTTGACGGCAAAGAGGTCAGAGACCCAGACCAGCGGCAGGCCGTAGCCCGCGTGGTGCTTGACCGTTTCAATGCCAATGCCAAGTACGTCGAGACCCGAGAGGCTGAGGATGAGTCCTAGTAGGTTCCACTGGCAGGATGGCTGGTATTTCAGCCGCCTAGAGGACGGCGATGTCCTTATGGAGAACGAACCGTTGCGGGTAGTTATACCCGCCGCTGAGTGGGCGAGCATCGTGGCATCTGTCACACCAAGCGGCGATACGGCCGAGACGTATAGCGAGGCAGTGAGGCTCCACAGTGGTAACCGAAGCGCCAGTTAGCGCGTTTCAGGCTCGGGTGGCCGCCACCCAGGATGGCGACCTTGGCACCTACGCCCAGGCCGTACATGAGCGCACGTATTACCAGTATCAGGATGTCTGGGCCGTGGCCCTGGAGTCGTACAACGAGGCTGTCATCGTCTGCCCGCCAGATACCTACAAGTCCACCACTGTCCGTGACTTCGTGGAGCGCGAGATAGGCAAGAACCCCAACGTCCGTATCCTGTGGCTGATGAATGCGGGTGCCCAGTCCACTAAGCAGATTATGGCCGTTCAGCAGACCCTTGAGTTTAACAACGTGTATAAGGCTGCTTTTGACGTTCGTGAGGACCCTAAGGCCCAGTGGACGAAAGAGGTACTATACGTTGAGAGGACGAGGGAGGGCGCCGACCCGACACTAATGGGCACGGGCATGAATGGCCCGTATCAGGGCCTCCACTTCGACATCATCATTATCGATGACCCTACCGAGCAAGAGGACCCTCACAGCCCGACCACAATGGAGATGCAGAGGAACAAGGTCCGAGGCGTAATACACGACAGGCTCGTTGAGGGTGGCCGTATCGTCGTCATACTGACCCGTTGGGGCGACAACGACCTGGTGCCTACCTTCGCTGAGATGGGCTTTACCATCATCGAGATGCCTATTGTGGCCGACTACCCGTGGGGGCCAACCCTCGACCCTGTAAGGTTCCCCGAGGAATGGATTGAGAAGAAGAGGCAAAAGAAGGGCGACATACTGTTCGCGCTTACCTTCATGCTCAGCGCGGAGGCGGCCGCTGGCAATCTGGTGCTCCGTGAACATATCCGATACTGGGATAAGGATACTCTGCCTACTACGCCTCTGGACCTCTTCATGGGGATAGACCCGGCGGCGAGTCTCAAGACCTACGCTGACCATTCGGCTATAGCCACGATAGGGCTGGACCTGCGCACCAAGACTAAGTACCTCGTCGATATGTGGTGCGGGCGGGTCGAGACACCTGACCTTGAAGCGGAGATAGTCAAGCGGGCCCAGAGACAGGTCGGGCTAAGGAAAATCGGCCTTGAGACCAAAGGCTTCCAGCTTAGCCTGCTCCAAGGTATGCGCCGGCGCTACAACCTGCCATTCGATGAGGTACCCTATCGCACTCGCCGCACCGAGATGTACCGTATAAAGGCTATCGACAACAACAAGGTCGGGCGGGCCATGTACCTCGATGCTCAGTTTTCCAGCGGCCTGTTGCTGATTCCTAAGAACCTTCCGCTAGTTGACGGCGTATCCCTGGAGTCCGAGCTATGCTCAATACCGCACGGTAAGATGGACGACCGCATGGATGCCCTAGCAATTGCGAGCATACTCGCCGAGGCCGCTGTGCCTTCAGGTATGAAAGTGCGCCTAAGGGGATTTTGATATGGCCGAAGATACAATAGGCTGGACCTACGTCAATACGCTCTTGCAGGAGCTTAAGGAGGAGCTTCGTGGCTTCCACACGCGGGTCAAGGAGGTCGAGGAGCTCCGGTACCTAGAAGACAAGATTCAGCTTCCGGCTGAGGAGAAGGCCTCGGGGCTGGAGATTCGACTCGGGGCTACGGCCGAACTCATCGAGAACGTGAAGGCGGCGCTCACGGCTAACAGGCCAAGGGCGCTGTTTGAGGCGCTTCGCACAGGCCCGGCTGCCCTTGAGAACACCAGCAAGCGGGAGAAGTTTTGGGACGAGTACCTACAATGGGCGAGTGCCTTGGTGCCGTTCCTTGTCGAGCTTGCAGACAGTCAGACGATGGCTCTGGGTATTCTAAAGGCGGCCTACTCCCCCTGGCCTCAGAAGGAGCGTAAGAGGACCAAGGACGAGCCACGGACCAAGGAAGGTGATGCTGAGTACCGCGACCGCCAGCGAGCGTTGAAGCGCCGATGGGGGCCTCCGTTCAAGGTCATCACTATCCACCCACTGACGTTCTATTTCAGGCTAGGTCCTGGTGGGGAGCTTGCTGAGGTCATTGAGCATAGCTACAAGTCGCGGCGTGAGGTTTATGGCGCGTTCGGCATTAAGGGCGCTGCCCAACTCACGGCCGAAGTCCCCGACAAGCTGCCTAAAGAAACCGGAGCCTCGCTTGCGGCCGTGGTCGGGTTCCCATCCGAAGAGATACAGACGCTTCCGCAGGGCGTGAGCACTACTACCTTGGCGCTGGTAACGGAATACTGGGCACCGGATATGCCTGGCATACCAGGTATCTACCAGTGCTATATTGAGGGCAACCTGGTGTACGAGGAGATAGGCGACCCTAGTGTAGCCTACTTCGTCTGCCCTGGACGGACGACGAGCAGCAAAGACCCGGACAAGTTCGCCTTGAGCATTGCGGAGATACTGCGCCACAATGAGCCTACGCTGAACAGGTCATTGACCTATATGGCTGAGGCCACCGAGCTACTGGTAAGGCGCAGGCTGACGCTTGAGGTGCCTGAGGGCTACACTCCACCTACGGAGCTAGTCGGTGAGTCCAACGAGCCTCAGACTAAAACCTGGACGTTCAATGCGGATAAGGCCGAGGCGCTTCCTCCGGGGGCCGTGATTAAGGACCCGTTCGAGGGCGCCGAGAACGTCTATATGGCGATGCCGTTCATCAACCTTATGTTGCAGTTGCTAGGGCAGCACGGTGTGAGTCCGATATTCAAGGGCGTACCATCCGGGGCTGCGGGTTCGGGGTACAAGGAGAACTCGTTGTACCTCATGGCCAAGAGCCAGTTCCAGTACCTGCTCGATTCGTATGCCAGGTGTATCAGCAACCTCATCGAATGGTTGGAGCACATTGTGGTGACGAAGGCCAAGCAGGAGGTCTGGGTAGGCAATCTGAGCCTCACGCCCAAGGACATCAAGGCTTTCCCTGCTGTTATCGCCGTTGACGTTGAGCCGTTGCTGCCTCAGAACATCATCGCCGAGGGCCAGTTCTGGGACAGGATGCATGCCCGAGGCCACATCACCGAGCGAACCCTCCTAGAGAAGGGCCTGCGTATGGAGCAGCCCGAGAAGGAGATATGGAACAGGTTCATCGAGGACATTCAGAACATGCTCAAGCCTGTGCTGGCTCAGGATGTTCTACAAACGGTCGGTGTGCTACCTCCACCGAATGAACTGGTCGGCCCAGATGGGAAGACGCCTATCAGTGGGCCAAGAGGTCGGCCAGGCCCCACTGGCGGTAACGGTGCGCGCGGCAACCCAGTTGAGGAGATAATGAAGTCAATGGGCGGCATGACCAGAGCGGGACAGGCCCGACAGCCTCCCGAAGAGGCCGGCTCAACCCCGGGCCTTGAGGAGCCGTTGGAGTGACACTCATAACCGGGCCTAAGCTAGACGAAGTCGCTGAGGTAGTCCGTCAGTGGTACCTAACGACACGGGGAAAGCTAATCGCGGCGCTGGAGGAAGGTTACCCGTACGGTAGTGCCCCTCTCACACCTAGAGAGCAGGTCGAGAGGTTCCTTGCCATGAGTCCGGAGGACTGGAACAGGTTAGCGACCAAGCTGGTCGATAGGTACCGAGGACAGCCTAACGCTGAGACGTTAGCGCGTAAGGACCTAGAGGACTACGTGGCCAAGATGAATCGTGAGGCCTTCTCAAGGAGAGCAGTCTAATGGCAGGACATAGCCCGCGACCCACATTACAACCGGGAGAGAACCCCGGTAGTTCCACGTTCCAAGGTCGTATGGCTGCCTGGAGAGCGACCCCTGCTCCTGGTGGGGGCGGCGGTGGAACTGTCGGCACCGGCTTCTTTAGCGTTATAGACGGTCACGAGTTGGACGCTACCGAGCTAGCCAACTCCAACCTCGTGCTCGGTGCCGAGGGGTTCGTTTATCAGCCGGTGTTTGGTGAGGGGCCTTTCGCAGGCCAGATTACTGGCTTTGAGTTGGCTCCTAAATGGCTACAGGATGAAGTGCTAGGCACTGGGGGGGCACCTGGCAGTACGGGGCCGACGGCTGCCGAGCTGGCGATTGAGCGGTCCAGAGTACAGGCTCAAAACCTATCCACCTTCATCCAGGGCACCATAGCTGAATTGTCGACTGAGATAGATGCAGGCCGCCTCAAGACCGAGCAGGCTCTAGGCGAGTTCAATCGCCGACTCGACGCCTTCAGTGAGGCCGGTGCCCAGTTCCAGGGTATACAACCCTACACAGTTACTCCTGGGGCCAAGTATCTTCCTGGCCGAGAACCTGGAGGTGTTGGGGAGAGGCTCGGTAGGCCGGTGCTTGAGGCTAGTCCCGTAATGTTTGACCCCTTTGAAATGGCTAATCAAATAGTGGCCGAGACACCCGTACTAACCGACATAGGGGCACCTTCTGGTGATGCGCTTAGAGAGGCTATGGAGATAGCCAGAGGATTCTTAGGAGGTTAAGATGGCCGAGTTAGTCTATCAGACCTGGGAGCGAATAACCGGCAGGCCGTGGTCGGACGCCCGCAAGAGTGGCTTCACTACTGGCAGCTATGCCGACAACATAGCCTTACAGAAGAGGCTGTTAGGAGGCTGGAGGCCCTACGCACCAAAGGCAGCGCCTAGGCCTGCTCCTAAACCCGCGCCAAAGCGCAGGCCTAGGCCTGCTGCACCATCTCCTGGCCCTGTCCCTGTCCAGCCTGGTCTTACGGCTGAGCAGTTTGCGGACCAGTTGGCCTTGGGGGAGGCCACACTTGCCGAAACGATAAGGGCTGCTATGGTGGCGGAGGCACAGCAGAGGATAGCAACGGAGGCTCAATATGCCGCTAACCCCGCTGACTTCGTAGCCTATGAACTATACAAACGGAGTCTGGAGGAGCAGGGTTACACTCCTCAAGGTGCTATCAGGTCTGATGTCGACATCCAGGACATCTTTAGTCTGGCGTTAGGACTAGACGAGGGGCTCAGTGCAGGCACAGGCCAATTCGGAGTGGATATACCTACCACAGGCTCCATCAGCAGGTCTGAACTTCAAGGATTCAACCCGACAGATATAGGCATTCTGTCTAGCTTCCTGCGGGGAGGAGTTGAGACCGATGGTGGATTCCAAGGCATCAACCCTGAGGACTTCTTCACCGAGCTAGAGGAAGGGTTAGTACCTACGCTAACTCCACAGCGAACACAGTTTAGGTTCTAAGGAGGACACAAATGGCACAACATGACCCAGTGGAGGATGCTCTGAATGAGAGGAAAAGGAGGGCTCGATTCGTCGAAGCAGGAGGAGCATTTAGCTCTCCTGTCAATCCCGAGGCCTTGGATATTACTAGGCAGTTCCTGGGAGGGAAACAACAGGTACGGAGGAGACTACCTCCTCAGGCATCTCCTGTAGCCGGTCAGCGGGCATTTGGTCAGCAAGGGGCTAGGCAGAGACCTGGAGGTGGGGGCCTGGTCACGCCTGGTCCAACCCAGCCTGACCCTGCTCAGCCATTGTCCGACCGCTTCTTTGACTTGCAAGGTCCGGTAGGCTTTTCTAAGACGCCGCAAGGCCGAGCCATACTACAGCGCATATTGGGCCTACGGGGTAAGAGGTAGGACTATGGGCAAGCCCTGGGAGTACGAACCTAAACGAGCCGAAGAGTTAAAGGCGAGCGCTGCCTTCCGTCGTAGGGCAGCGGTTGGTGCCTTCTCAAGGCTTACGAGGGATTCATTGAGGCAGAGGGGTATCGACCCTGCGGTCCTGACGCCTTCCAGGGGCTTAGAGGATAATGAGCCTGGGACTGAGAATGAGCAGTTTGAGAGGACTGTCAGACGCCTAACTGGCATGGGTATGGAGCCTGGTGAGGCCGTGAAGCAAGTACGCCGATACCTGGATGTGACAGCTAGGCGTGTTAACGCCGGTATGGTGAGGCCAAGGACTACAATTCAATCTGGCCTAGATGCTGTTCAACAAGGCGTTACTCAGCCTCCTGTTCCGTACAGGACCGTGTATGATGAAGAGACTGAGGCAGCCATCCAACAGTTCCGCTCTGACCTGACTGAGGAGGGGTATGAACCTTGGATGATAGATACTCAGCTTCGAGGCCAGATTCGGCTCGCTACTCTTACAGAGGAGACGAAGGTCAGCTTCCCAACGCGGACACCTCCTGGCACGACTATCGAGACCATTGCCCTTGAGAGGCTAAACAACGAGATGGGTGACCTGCTAAGGAAAGCTACGCCCAAGGAGGAGAAAGGGCTGTTCGGTAAAGTAGTCAGTGCGGCCTTTAAGCCCTACCAACTTGTTATGGAGGAGACAGCGGTTCTAGGAGGTGTGAGGCGGGAGCAAGTACCGCAACTTAGCGATGAAATCCTCCCGCTAGCCTTAACTGGCACGGGTGCTGCAATAGGAGAACTGGAGAAGACTCCTGCTGGAGGACCGTTCTACCGTGACCCCGCAACTGGTAAGACCGCGTTCGAGACTGGGGCAGAGATTAGCCGTCCCGTAGTGCAAAGAGGACAGGAGATAGTAGGCGAACCCTTCGAGCAGGTAGAGAAGGCTGGCATCCCTGTCGTCTCTCCCGCTGCTGGTGGTATCAGTGACGCTATCAGGAGCCAGATTGTTGAGGACATAGGCACCGAGCTAATCAACCCTGCCGCTTTGGTCCTAGTGGCTCCATTTGCCCTACAAGGTATCCAAGGGCTGAGAGGCACTGCCTTGGCCTTCCAGATAGCAGACAACCTCATTGGTACAGGTGTCACTCGCCCTCTCCTTCGTGGCACTATGAGAGGATTGACGGTCCTAGGTAGGGAAGGATTGGCAGGAGCGTCTAAGTTGTCAAGAACAATTAAGGAAACTCCTGCCATTCGGAGAGCCATAGTCGGTATGCAAGGTGAGGCTGGTGCTAGGCCTCTAGGTGGCGGAGCGGCACGAGAGGCCCGCATACTAAAGTCTAGCCAGAAGTTCGTAAGGGACCTAATGAAGGCCGCTAAGAGGCTCGGGATTCCTCTGGAGGAGTCTGCTGGTATGCCTACTAGCAAGCTGCTTACGAGGGTGCGGCTTGCTGCTAGAGAGCAGGGCATTGACCTCAAAAGTATTTTGCCTGGGGTTGAGGAGGCTGGCGGTCGGGGTGGCCGTGTGCGAATAGAAGGTGTAGGCGATGTTGTACCGACACCTCGCAAGCATGTGCCTACTCCTATGGAGCGCAATATCCTTAAGGCGACTAAGCCTACTCGACCGGCCGTGACCCCTAGCCTCAAACCCTTCGAGCGCGACCAGGCCGGTGAAGCCCTGCGGCGTCTTTCAGAGGCTCCTGACAATCCTGTGCCAATACGCTCTCGCCGTGACCTACCTGAGTTAAGCCAATACGACGACCAGCTTGAGTCCGTCCTACGCTTCCGTGACGATGCCAGGGAGACCTTGAAGTTCAACCGCTCTGCCGCTAAGGCCGGTATATTGAGCCCTAGCCGTGTGGACGAGGCTACTCTACAACTCGGTAGGGCCAATGACCAGTTGAAGTCTGCCAGGGCTATCCTTAGGGAGTCCAAGATAAGGGCCACTAGGGACAGTGTGATGTCCCTAGTGACCAGCGTGGGAGGCAGTGAGGAGGCTGCTGGTATTATAGGCAGAGCCTTCGATGCCAGTGTGAGGATGGTGCCTGCCGCTGATTCTTTACTTACGGCAGCCTCGTGGAGACAGCATATTGCTCGTGGTGTAGCCCTTATCAAGGGTCGAGTATTCAGAGGTGTAGGACTGCTGGCCGACCAAAGGCTCGCCCTTGTGGAGGCGCTGCACCTGCGGACTGCTGATGAGGTGGATGACATCTTTAGGAGTGTGAGGAAGCTACTCGAAAAGGAATCGGAAGGGCTTACCTTTACAGGACCGTCTAAGTACGCCGAGCTAGCTGACGGTGAATATAGGCTTTACCATGTCGTACAGCATCCGGACTGGTTCTCAGGTAAGTCGGCTAGGTTAGACGGCCTCCTTATAGACGCCCAACTCGCCATGAGGGGTCGCCTAGAACAGTCCCGTGCTCTAGGCTATCCCATCGAGGCCCTTGATGGCGCTTATCTAGAACAGCTATGGGACATACCTAGAGCAGCCCTAGAGCAGCCCATCCTGCGAGCCAGGGGCAAGGTAAGTGTGGCTAAGCAGAGGTGGTTTGATGACTACTTTGAGGGTCTCTCTAGGGGAGGCAAGCCCATCGACTTGACGGTTGAGGAGCTCATGCAGCACTCCTCTCGCCTACTAGACGAGGCTATAGCTGACGCTTGGTTGCGCCAGGAAGTCCTCAGGCGCTACGGCACCAGGACTGCTAAAGTCCCTGCCCTTAGAGGTGCCAGGAAGTTCGGTAATCCTCTGTACCAAGGTTGGAGTGCTCCTCAAGACGTAACCAGCGCCATAGACCGACTCTACAGCCCTGTAGGTACGGGTTCCCGTGCTGTAGGTGACGTTGCTGCTACCATGAAGAACACGGCCTTCGGCCTCGTGGACATTGCTGTAGGTGGAGTCCAGTTTCCCCTTGCGATGGCTCACGGTGGATTCCAGATAGGGGTAGGCACTCTCAACCGTAGTCTCCAAGGCCTTGGTCTGCCCTACATCCATGTTGCGTTACAGGACGAGAGGGTAGTGGGGCGCTTGGTACAATATGCCGAGGATACTCTCCATATAGGTATAGGTCCATCATCTGTCCGCCTCAAGAGTGGCACCGTTATCAAGTACATCCCCATAGTAGGCAAGTACATCGATGCGCCTATTAGTACCGTCATCGACTTTATGGCCCGTGTGCAGTTCGGTGACGCTCTAACGGCTCTCAGAATCCGTGCACATGAGGGTAATCTTATCGCGTTGAAGTTTATAGGTGAGGATATCACCGACCCTAAGGTGAGGCAGTTCTCTGCAAGGTGGGCTGACGCCGGTACAGGAGCCTCACGGGGAGCACAAACTCCAGGGCGGAGGGCTGCTGAGACCTTCGCTCTAACGTCTGCTCCTATGACTCGGGCTAATCTGGCTGTTTATGCTCAGGTGGCTGAGGGTCTTACGGTTGGTGGCCGTATGCATAAGCTTCGCGCGGCGCTAGTGTTGGCTAACTTAGCGGCATACACCTATGGTATGCAATACCTAATCAATGGAGTCTTCGGTGATGGTCCTCAGGAGTGGCAGCCTGGAAAGCCTGATTGGGCCACTATCAGGGTCAGGGGTGAGACCATTCCTCTCATGCCTCAGAGAACACTTGCCCGTGCCATTGACAAAAGCATTACCATCATCACAGAAGGTATTGAGGGAGAGGGTTGGCGTCCTGAGGATATAGCTCTAGCGTGGTCACAGGTTATGATAGGTAAGTTTTCCCCGGCAATGGGGGCGATGCTCGCCCCGTTCGGAGTCGGGTTTGAGCCTGAGACAGGCCGCTTCCACATGGGAGGGCTTTCACCTAGAGGTCGTGCTCTGGGTGTTCCTCCTACGCCGCCTCTGGTAGAGCAGGTGATGTTTCAGGAGAACGATGCGCTCTCCATTGTCCTAGCTGGTGTAGGCTTCAATCCCTATCCCACAAGCCCTAACAAACTCCTTACGGAGGAGTGGTTGGAGACAACTGGCAATAAGTTCAACCCCGAGGTGGACTGGATAGTTGCCGACTCTCACCCTGAACTCTCTGCCGAGTTCTCTCCTCTGGTGGCAGCCTCCAACGCTTCTAGCCTCAAGTGGGGTTCTCTGTCTGCTCTGCGGCGCGACCGTATTGAGGAGTTCCGCGCCCAAGAGGAAGTTGAGAGTGGCCTCGAACAGGATGCCATTGAATACCTGGCTGGTGGAGATGTAGGCAGGGTGCTTATAGGTGACTGGTTGGACCATCAGGCTCGTATGTCGGCCGCTATAGCGTTCTCCATCTTCGGGGACACTCGGGAGCCCGAGACGCCTGAGGGCAAGGCTCTCCAGGCCTGGGGAGAGGTGCAGCCCGATGACGAGAGGTACCGTGACCCGATTACCAGGGACGTAGATAGGGATGCCTACCGCGCAGACAAGGAAGCGGCCTTTGATGCAATACGGAAGATTTATCCTGAACTCGCTGACTCGCTTGAGGCGCGTACCAAAGCCGTTAGTCCTAACCTAGTCAAGGTGGAACCGGACATACTGGCGGCGCTAGATTCCCTCTCGGGATACCGCAAGGTGGACCGCTGGTTTGGCATCGATAAGGACATGGAGAATAAGGTCGAGGACATTCACGCCCTCGTCGAGGCCAAGAGAGATGAACTCGCTTTCCAGGGCTTCCTCGATGTCAGTAGTGGCACCGTTTATACTATCCTTGCAGAGGAGAGACCCGACATATCTCAGGACATCTGGCAGGCAGCCTGGATTGTTCGGCCTGGGGCGGGCAACAATTACCGTAATCCAGAGGCGGATAGATACCTCATCGATAATGAGGCGACACTGCGCGGGTTCTGGCCGGGCCTGTACAGGCGTAGCCTACTGGTAGCAATCGGGGGTGGTGCTCCTAGTGGTACGAGGCAACTATCTCCGGCTCTGAGGGCCAGATTGGGCGTCGGCGAGTAATGGAAACTCTGAGGCTGGTCAGAAGAGACGCTCTGCCGGAGGATAGCACCTACTACGACGACGGCTGCGAGGTGGCTCCTAGCTGCCTAGCCTGTCCCCTGGTGAGGTGTCGCTATGACTATCCACAGGGCCTCGAAACGGTGCGCGACCAGGCCCGAGTGAACCGCACTATGCAGCTTAGGGACCTAGGCTACATGGATGGCGAGATTGCCGACATGATGCAGTCCTCCGTTCGCTCAGTTTATAGGCGCCTGGCAACCGCACGGCGACAGTCGGCTGACGTTAGACTCTATGAGGTGAAAACGAATCGTGGTATAGTAGTCCTGATTGGAGAATCTAACTATGGTACAGCCTAAAGACCCACCCGCAGCAAAGCCTGAGCCGCCCAGTCCTGAGGCTGTAGCTCTGGCCAACGCCATTGATAGCGGGATAGCGGTCGAATATACCGACCAGCCAGGCGGAGCTGTAACTCCTGCCCCCGCGTCGGATACTTCGGCGGAGAAGGAGCCTAAAGCTGAGGAGCCTCCAGAGGCCAAGAAGCCGCCCGCGAAGAAGGGCGACGAGGTGCCTCCGGAGCGACCTAAAGCTAAAAAGGCTCCGGCTTCAAAGGAGGAGCCGGCTAAGGAGGAGCCCGACGGCGGTGAGAAGCCTAAGGAGGGTGATGAGGACCCGTTCAAGGGCATGAAGCCCAAGGAAATCCTTCGCACACTTCTTGAGCACACCGAAGTCGGGCCTGTGCTGCAACAATGGGCCGACCAGGCCGGCGATGCCCAAGTTGCGACAGCCTTGGACAACGCGCGACCTAACATCGAGGCCGAGACTCGAAGGTCCGAGGCCGAGAGGTCTGAGGACGCGCATTTCTCGGAGATGACTCAGGAGCAGATTGCCGAGGAGATTGCCGGTAATCAGAAGGCCGCTTCTGCCTATGCTCGCTACCAACTCCGTAAGGAGGCCGGAGAGGCTCCCAATGCGGAGGCGGTAGCCCAGTCATCCCAACTCTATAGTTACGCTTCCAGGGTGGCCGCGGTATCAGGTCTGATAGAGGGGTCAGAGCTTTCGGCTGAGATAAAGGAAAGCCTGAAGCCTGGCAACTTTACACACCTGAAAGCCGAGGGTATCAGGGAGTGGGAAAAGGCCGTATTCAGCGCTCTAGTGGAGCATGATGCTGAGGCTAGAGCTAATGAACTCCTCGAGGAGAGGTGGGAAACTCACCTCCAGGAACGGATGGCAGAGACCGATGGTAGCGGTCCTCCAATGGTGCGGGGGCGCAAAGTCGCCGGGACTCTGCCTGACCTTATCAAGACCGACACCGGCGCCCTCTTCGAGGACGCCTTCACTCGAACAGCACAAGAAAAGAAATAGGAAGGAGTGAGCGACCTTGGATTTGACATTGCTCGAGGCAGCTAAGGCTTCTCAGGATGTGGTCGAAAGGGTGGTCGCCAAGACCATCGTTGAGGCCTCCCCCATCCTGGAGTACCTGCCTTTCAAGATAATCAACGGCCCGGCATACCGCTACCACCGCGAAGCGTCACTCGGTACGATTTCGTTCCGTGGTGTTGGCGGGACCTACACCCCCGACTCGGGAATCATCAACCCCGAGTTCGAGGCTCTGGTCATCATGGGTGGTGAGGTCATCATCGACAACTTTGAGGTCGAGGTGATGGGCAACCTTACGGACCTCAAGGGCACCAGGTACCGCATGAAGGCCCGTCAAGCTGGCATCACCTTCTCGGAGCAGTTCTTCGAGGGGGATACCATTGTCACCGAGTTCGGCTTCGACGGTCTTCGCAAGCGCCTGGTCGGTAGTCAGCTTATGGGCTCCGCTGTGGGAGCCGTCCTGGCCCTTGCCCAACTGGACGAACTCCTGGACATGG